ACGTAATTGGTATCTCATTGGTATTGTCATGGGTTTCCTTCTAGGATTACTTATGAGTGAGGTGATACTATGAGTAAAAAACGTGTAGCAAACAGAGATATATCGGAATACATTGACAAGCTAGAAATCGTCGAGGGTTCTAATATCTTCACCGAGAATTCAGGTAAACTGCCTGACAATCCCGAAACTGATGACAATCTATACATTGTGTATTCGTATGGTTGGCACTTTCCTATGTATATCTACTGCCGACAAGCAGACTTGTGGTATGGCAACAGTAACAAATACAGTGCCACTACAAGCAAACACCAATCTCAAGCTAGGCCTACGCAGCCGATCGCCCAATGGCTAACACTTCAGGAGATGAAAGACATGGTTCGACATGGCTCAACATTGGAGTTTCTTATCAGTCGAGCTAAGTCTGTCGACACGGTTCGACAAGCGGAGGTAACATCATGAAGCCATTATGCAAATCATGTGGTGCTGAATACAGTATCAAACGTAAGCAGATAGGTTTCAGTGTATGTCTATCTTGTGGCGATAAGATTGCCAAGAGTAAAAAACATACTATCGTGCCTATGCACAAGTCAAACTACATGGTGGTCACTGACTTGAAATTACTCAAAGGTATCAACAACAAAGGGGGACTAGTCAAATGAATGATGATTTCAAAAAGCAACTTAGGTGGTGGGCAATACGAGATTGGCTATTGATAGCATTGGCATTACTTATGCCGATAGGTGTTCTTGCATTCTTATACTTTGTGGTAGAGGAGGGAATAATATAATGGGATACAGAAGCTCAGTAGTATACGCAATAGAACCTAGTCCAGACTCTTTGGATAAATGGTTTGTATTTCTAGCCGAGGCGAGGAACTGTCCGACCACGCAACTGGCGATGCAGATGATTGACCGAGGGGGCGAGTGGGCAGACAAACCTAAAGAAGTATGGTGGCGAGGAGGGTTGGACAGTAAGAACAATTCTATCCTCATGGAGTTTGAGGACGTGAAGTGGTATGACAGTTTTGATGAACCTCAATCGTTCAAAGCATTGTTTGAAATGATAGAGCGAGACTATGAAGATCAAATCCACGCGGCTTACATTAGAATAGGCGAGGAAAGTGATGATATGGAAACCTATTATGTCAACGAGGGGTATGAGTTAGCAAGAGGCATTTCGGATTATGAAGTAGATGGTTCAAGCTATCAGCAGTGTGACTTTGAGCAAGATGAGATAACTCGTCGAAGCGTTTCGACAGAACGAATGCAAGATTATAACAAGGAGAGTGAACATGAGTAAATTACCAATAGCAAAAATAGAACGAGGTCATTTTATTAATTGGCTTTATCACGATAACCATGAACTAGAAGATTTAGCGTGTGAAGTTATATGCTCTATAGACCAGAGTGGTTCTTATAGTCTAAATATAGAAGACCTTTATGGTGGTCTAGGTGGATTTTATGCTGAAGACATGGTTCAAAACTATGAAGAATTAAAGTCATACATAGAGTCATGCGAGGGATATGAAGATGGGTGGCTAGATAATCCCTCTGCAGTTTTAGATGTTGAATGGATAGAGGAGAGTGAAGATGAGTAAACTAAAACATTATCGAGTGTATGTCACGCAGTATTGTATACCGATGGACATCATGGCAGTAAGCACAACTCAAGCAAAAAGAATTGCTAGGGAAGACCGCACATGGGAGGTATTGGACGCTGACATTCGAGCAGAAAGACAGGAGAGTGAACATGAACTTTGAACTAGAACAACCGAAACACATTGTGTCTTTGGCTACGTCAAGTGTGTTGGTATCAGTAGATGTCAATGTATGGACTGCGACCAAGCAAGACAAAGGTATCAGTGACGAAGTGACAGACAATAAGAAAGCAGATAGAGGTTCGGGAAAGTTTACCAAGTATCTATTTGCTAAGAACCCTAAACACCATAGGATAGTGAAGCTGCGTCAGTTAATCTACAAGTGGGCGAAGGCCTCCACTTACCGATGGAATAACTCTCAGGATTTATTACCAACGATTGATATTGAGAAATTCAAAAAAGAATATCATGAGTATGAGAGTGAGTTTAATACAGCAGTGGAAGACTTTCTTACTAACTACCAGAACCTAGTGTCTGACATGGCATTCAAGCAAGGGGATATGTTTGATAGTAATGACTATCCTCATGTCGATACGCTTCGACAGAAGTTCAGTATGAAACTATATGTAGCAGAAGTGCCTAGCCATGACTTCAGATGTCAAGTATCGGAAGACATTGCTCACGATTTGAAATCTCAGTATCAAGAACAAGCAGATGAGATTGTGAATAATGTGGTGGACTCACAGATGGAACGTATTACTGATGTATTGCAAAGTTTAAGTTATTGTTGTGGTGTCAACGAGAAGGTAGACAAAGATGGAAACCCTACCTTTAAGAAGAGAGCCATCTATGATACGACATTCAATCGTGCAAAAGCATTGGCTAATACCATTAAGAACTTCAAGCCTATTGACAATGAGAAAAGTATCAAGCTATCTCAAGCAGTCAATGAACTTGAGACAACCCTGACGGGTGTATCAACGGAACTATTGAGAGATAGTGACGCTATGAGAGAGAAAGTAAAGACTGACCTAGATGACATACTATCTAAATTTAATTAACTACGGAGAAAAACTATGAGAGTAACAATTAAAGAACTACGAAACGTTATACCTACAATCGGCACAACCATTACACCGATTATACAAAGCGAGCCGGGGTGTGGCAAAACCTCACTGTTGAAAATGTTGGAGAAAGATTTGGGGGACAAGTATGACTACATCTATGTGGATTGTCCTGTCAAAGATATGTCTGACATTGCAATGACTATACCGAACCATGATACCAAGTCATTGGAAAACTATGTTGGGACATTGTTTAAATTAGACAGTGATAAACCTAAAGTGATACTACTTGATGAGTTTATGAAAGCACCTAAACTATTGCAAGTGATATTCACTAGACTTATGCTTGAGAGAACGATAGGCGATACACCACTACCTGATAAATCTATTGTGTTTGGCACTTCTAACAACCAATCAGATGGAGTTGGTGACACTATGTTAGCTCATGCTGGGAATAGAGTTTGCATTATGCAAATGGAAAAACCTAATGTTGAGGATTGGCTTACATGGGCAACCGAGAATGGAGTATCGTCATTGGTTCGTGCCTTTGTGCATACGTTCCCTAGATGTTTGGCAAGTTATCTTGATGAGGGACAAGAGGATAACCCTTATATATTCAACCCCAAGAAACAACAGTTATCCTTTGTAACCCCACGTTCATTGGACAAGTGTTCTGTCATTGTCGATAACAAAGAAAAGCTAGGGGATAATGCCACCATGTGTGCATTGAGTGGGACAATCGGTAAGAGTGCAAGTGCTGACATGAGTGCGTTCTTGAGACTTGAAAAAGATCTGCCTGTCTTTACTGACATCATTGCTAACCCTATGTCGGCAAAGATACCTGAACAAATATCGGCACAGTTGATGTTGATGTTTCAAGCAGTCGACAAGATTGATAGTTCGCCTACCTTAACTTCCTTCATGAAGTATCTCAAGCGAATGGAGAGTAGCGAAATGCAAGCAGTATTCTTTACTATGATTGTTAGAAACTCCAAGACTGTGAAGATAGCTAGAAACAATGCCGAGATAGCAGAGTGGGCAAAAAATAACCATTACTTATTCTAGGAGATAACTATGCAATACAACGAAGACCAAAGACTCAAGAGAGCTCACGTGGCCTTGATGAAACATCAAGAGACTGCCTTGTATTCAGGCATTATCATGATGGGTAAATCAGAAGTCAAAGATGATATACCCACGGCATGCACCGATGGTATTAACAAATACTATGGGAGAAAGTTTATAGAGAAACTCAATGACATGGAGTTGAGAGCATTGGTATTACATGAGAACTTACATGTGGCACTCAACCATGTCTCAAGGTTCAAGCGATTGTTTCAAGAAAATCCTATGCTTATGAATGCTTGTGCTGACTATGTTGTCAATGATGTCATTGTTCACCTTAAAGATGAGAACCTATGCAAGCTGCCTGAAGGTGGACTGTATGAGGACAAGTATCACAATTGGAGTGTCAAGGAAGTCTATGATGACCTCAAGCAACAGTTGTCGAACCCTAGCGACAGCAATGACGCAGGGGGAGATGGTGAAGCTAGTGAAGGTGCTACCCAGACCAATAAACTTTCGCCTGATAGTTTAAAGACTCTAGACGAGCATGACTTTGCTAACAGCGAGAAAACTCCTAAAGAACTCAAAGAGATGAAACAAAAGATTGAGAACGCTTTGAAAGAGGGTAGTATACTCGCAGGGAAATTTGGTGCTAATGTTCCTAGAGCCATTGAGGAATTGTTTGAACCTAAGATTGATTGGCGAGAAGTCTTGAGAGAATTTATACAACAGTCAATCAAGGGTAACGACGAGTATACATGGCGTAAGTTTAACAAACGCATGATGGCAAACGATATCTACCTACCATCGATGGAGAACGAAACGATTGGAGAGTTGGTTCTTGCCATAGATACGAGTGCTTCTATCGGTCAGAAAGAGTTGGGGGAGTTTGCTACCGAGGTTGTATCTATCTGCGATACAGTAACTCCTGAAAGAATACGAATACTTTGGTGGGACTATGAGGTTGCCAAAGAGCAAGTGTTTGATAGGGATAGCTACCAATCAATCCGAGACTTACTTAAACCTGATGGTGGGGGTGGGACAAGGGTGTCATGTGTCTCTGAATATCTAGTCAAACATAACATAGAGTCTCAAGCTATCATTGTATTTACTGATGGCTATGTTGAGAATGATATCAGTTGGGACATTCAGTCGCCTACATTGTGGGTGGTAACAGAAAACAAAAACTTTACAGGTTTACCGGGTCACGCAGCAGTGTCTTGGGATAATGTATAAATTAAACTATAAGGAAAAACTATGGACATAAAAAATTGTATTGAAACAGGATTGTATACAAAAGAGTTAGAGGAACAGATGAAAGGCACGACAATTTATCCTCTGATACAAGAACTACATCTAACCTATGGCCTAAAGGTAAGTTCGAGATATCCAATATCATGGTATGAGTATGATAATAATTACCAATATAGGTATGATGATACAGAGCAAGATACAAATCACAACATTGAAGATTGTTTTATGATGAGTTGCCGAGGTATACCCGTCGCATTAGTATATTGGGATACACCGAACAACAAGTATGCCTTTCATTTCAAAACATCAATCAAAGACAGGGGTAAAACCGCTTGGGATAGAAAGACAATAACTTCTGTAAAAATATCTCAGATTATTAAAACGATTGACAAGAAAGAAATTAACTTTGCAAATGTTAAAGACTTTACGATAGATGGGAAGTCAACGAAAGGTAATTTTAGAGTTGATGGTATACTTATTGCAGATATAAAAACTGACTACGAAAGACATTTAAAAACTTTGAGTGGAGGGTATGAGGCTCATCAACCTACACTAGCACTTGTTGAAAGTTTGTATGGTGATAAGAAACCTATATCTCATGAACATGATAGATACTTTAAAGACTTTGTAGACATATCTAATAAACTATGCGAAACTTATAAGTCTGCTAAAGAGATAGTAGACTCTGAAATGAAAAATGGCTTTTATGCCTTTGGTATAAACAGGAATACTAATAGTGTAATAGTAGGTAACTTTAAAGTTGACGCTATTCATACAAGTCATAACAGAGAATATTATGAGTTAAAAGATACTGATGTCATTAAAAGTATAGAGGACTTTAAATCGTATGAGGATATAAAACCTATCCTTACAATGCTTAAAGTTACTTTGGAAGACCAAGACCAAGACGTTTATAGAGAGTATTGGCTAGGAGGTAATTATGTTTCATGGAAGGAAGACTTGGGTGTATTGTATAGAACAAATACATATAGCGAGGGTTCTTTTAATAATCCGTTTAGCATACATTGGCTACTAATAACTAAAGGAGATGAATGCGATACAAAAACACATACGCAAGTCTTGGAAGAGAAGATGTAAAACTATCTCCAAGACCTAGCCACTTCAATAGTAATGATGAGAGGTGTCGCATGGTATTGACGCAAGTTGATCCCGTCGACACCTTTCGACAATCTCCACGCTATACAATTTATACCGACACAAATACTACAAGATACATCTCTCCTGAAGACCTACCTGCATGGCTGCATTTAAAATATGCTATGATAAATGCCGTGAGTATTCCAATAGAAAATCCGTGGTCAGTAAATATATCTGAAGCTGATTGCTACGTGCGTCACCAGTTTTTAGATGATGGTGAGTCTGATTTTAAAGACATAGGGTGGAGAGTTCATGCCAATACTTATGTGATAGTGATGACTGATAAACAATTAAAGGAAATAGAAAGTGGCAAACGAGAAGAAAGTTAAAGAGAAAGTTAAAAAGATATTAAAAAAATTAGACTGTTATTATTGTATGCCTGCAACAGGGGGTTATGGTGCTAGTGGAGTGCCTGATATATTGGCATGTTACCGCGGCAGGTTTATAGGAATAGAGTGTAAGAGTGGTGGTAACAGACCGACTGCCCTACAAGAGAAACATCTCAATAATATTAGTGAAGCCAAAGGACAGTCGTTAGTTATTGACGAGTCAAATATTGATATGTTAGAGTTGTTTATTACCAAAAACTATTAGAGAGGAATTATGGCTATAACAATTATAGATTTGCCCCCGAAGAAAAAAAGTCGAAACGCTTCGACAAAGAAAGATTTAGTCAACCACCCTCCGCATTACACAAATCACAAATGGGAAACAATAGAGATACTAGAGGAGTTTTTCTCTGATGACCCATTACTATGGCAATGCGGGAAATATCTACTTAGATGTAAACATAAAAATAACTTAAAGCAAGATTTACAGAAAATGATATGGTATGCTAACAAACGAATTGAAAAGGAGGATAAGAAATGAGTACAGATTTATTTAAAAGAGTTAAGAGTTTATTACAAGCCCACATAGAGTTACTTAACCGTCATAGTATAGGTGATACTCATGTTGATGACGCACAAGCTATTGTTGATGAGATTAATATACTCTTAAAAAGTGATGACATACAAAGGTTAGAAAAACACATTGATGACGCTGAACGTAAGGTAGTAAGTAATGATTTAGCTAACGAAATATTAAATGGTAAGTTTTGTGTTGGAGGTAATTGCGAAGATTAATGATACACGCATAACCAGTTCTTAATACTTAAGTAAGGAGGATAGTTAAAATGTTGTATATAGTTTATGATAGTGACGCAGAATCTATTAGACGTTTTCATAGCAAATTAGAGGCCGAGTATTTTATAAGAGACAAGCCTGAGTTTACTATGAAAAAAATTGTAGAAAAAAGAACCAAGCTACAAAAAATGAGTGATTATGATATTGCAGTTAAAACCTGTGAACCCTGTTTAATTTAAAACGAAAGGAAAGTAAGTGAAAGTGGCATATACCGAAGAAGAAAAGAAAAAGATTATAGAAAGAGCTAATGAATATATGGAAAGGAAACCTAACACTACAAGAAACAAAGTAGCAGTTTATGCAGGGGTAGCTATTTCAGTATTAGAAAGGTGGGGAGTTGTTCTACCTGAACCTATTACTACTAAACAAAGAATGAGAAAAAGTCCGTGGACAAAAGGTCATATGGTATGAGTGATGATTTAGATAATGCTGATAAAGAATCTCGGCTTATGCTCGAAGCAACATTATCTAATGTAGATACTGAAGTGCCTGATAATAATACAGGTCGTTGTATATGGTGTGAAACAAAAGTAAAAGACAATCGTAG